ATAATATCTCGGTAAGGGCTTTTGCTTTGCCAGGAAAAGGATTTGTTTCTTCGAACACTTCCGGTCCGGTTTTCCGTCTATCTGACAGAAACCGTATTGGGATGTGATCGATTTTAAACTTCGGGAGCTGTACACCGGCTTTTGCTAATGCGTCCTGTGGGCGGATTGCATAGCGCGGTCCAGGTCTCGGTAGTAGCAAGAAATCTTGGCAGTAATGTGCTCCAACCTTGGAGATACAATACTTATCCCATGATATTACCCCTGACCAGGCTTCCAATACTTTTGGAATCTGCGAGAGGTAGCCAAATTTCCCAACACCAATGTGGTCATCTCCAGCGCACGCATATATGTGGCGTTTTCGACGACTTATTTGGTAATCTCGTAAGCTCGGATGGATCGTTAGAGTACTTGCTCTAGCCGATCTTTCCGCAGCGATAGAGAATAAGGATAACATCATTTTTGTAAGAGGTTCTCCCATGAGAAGACCCCTTTTAGTGATGAATCCTGAATAGGGATCTCCTTTGTAGACGATTTCACTCTTAGTGAAGCCTTCTTCTAAAGAATACTTTCGAAAAGTCTTAACGTTCCGTACAATTCCTTTCTTCATGAAAGAAGAGGGATTGTCTAGTAGTAATCTAGCGGAAGCATTAAGCTCAATTGCAGCATCTAAGTATTTCCTTTCAGGTCCGGTAATACCGACTCCATCTAGGAAACTCTTCATTGCTATTACGCCCATGTCATGTTCCAAATAATCTGTCGCAGCCGTCAGATCAGATGTAGAAATGCATTCGGCGTCAAGGATGTTCCACCGGTCACAATGACGGCCCCAGCTGGCCTCAAAGTTCCATGCGTGGTCTGATCCTTTTAGTCCTACACGACATCCAGGTATACGTAACATTACGTCCTTGATAAAGTGTGAGGCTGGTGATAAGAATAAGTTGACCCAAATCAATGATTTGGTTGCTACTCTAGACTTAACACCTGGTTCTGATATTGGAACAGCTTCAACAGGCAATGCCTTTCGAGTTTTGTTCCATTCATCGAACTCTATGGATGCCCAGAGGAAGAGCAGTTGGCCGAATCGGCTATCTATTCCTGCTCTGGTTTCCATCACCTTAGTACCGTCAAAGAACCGGATAAAATCCTGTTCTTTGAACTGGTTGTCAGGTAGAGGTTCTTCAAGGTATGCAATTTTCCAGATAGGTAAGTTCCTATAATGGTCTTTGCAAATCATATTACCCAATGGGTCGTATGTTCCTATTAGTTCCTTTTCCAAACGCTCTATTTCCTTGTTAAGGTTAATTAGACCGATTTGGTATGCGTCGCGTTTAACAGTTCCGTCGGGGACGAATTCCGTAAATTCGGGATATTCCACGAACAGCGGGATTGCTGCAATGCTTTGCGCGTTAGTAATTTCGTCGAAGGTGAAAGTATCAAGTTCCAACTGGAATCCAGTAGCTTGACTTAGGCCTTGGATGATCTTACGATCTAGTTCGTAATCCCCGTAGATGTAGTAATCTTGACGGG